AGTGTCGGTAACGACAATAACCATGTTCTCGGGACGATAAAGCTTGAAGCCATACTCTGCGATCGTAACGTACTCTTCCTGCTGGAGATCTTTGTTGAACTCCGAGAAGACGGTCGGCATCTGACGGAAACCACCCACGAGTGGGCAGGTGTCGCCAGGAGCGGCCGAGAAGAATAGGTTAGCCACCGAAGTGGTAGCAGGAGTAGGACCAATAGTAATTGTCTGCGCACCGGTCAGCGGCAGGTAGTTAGACACATACACGTCGAAGCCGTACAGGTTGAAGCGGAACTTCATGCCTGTAACAATGCCTGACTTGACTACGTCTTCCCACATGGGCATCGGTGAGAGCAAATTGGTAACGTTCGTATTAGTTTGAATGGTATACGCAGTCGACGGGTCGACGATTGCAACTAGATTCACCATCGGCACAGCTGCCTTCTGTAGGGCATAATATGCCTTAGCGAAGTCCTTGAGACCGAGTGTGAAGTTAGTACCAGTGCCGATCATACGATGAGCGGCGTCGTTAATTAGATTAGCGTCGTTTGTAGTTTGTCCCGCATTCGCCCGAGAGAGAATACGTGTTTCGACAGCTTCCATTAGAGCACGGTGCTGACGGGGTATAAACGCAGCGATAACATCGGATGCGTAATAACTGTCTCGCTTGAATTTAGCTGAGATCGAGTTGGCAGAATACTTGTACTGGTCGAAGGAGAACACGAAGTTACCCGTGTCCATCTTGTTGTACTTGATTGCCTGACCTTCAGCGAAGTCCGCAGTCTCGGCTTCGCCGATGCTGGGAATATTCAGAGTAGTGCCGTCTGGGAAATCCTGTAGAATACGAACAAACTTCAAGGCCATCAAATCATCCAATAGAAGTTCTTTGAGCTGGCGTGACCAGACGTTACTTCTAATGAGATGTTCGTTGGTAGCGACTGTAAAACCAGAAGCCATCGAGTTATCTCCTTGTTAAGTTATTCGCGTCCAAACCTTTCATAATCTCCGTCTTTAAACTCATCGCCTAATTGAACGGAATCATGCATCATTTGGACTTGTGTTTTTGGATCCCAATAGACCTTAGGACTGGTATTCTTCAAGTTCTGATAATAGTTCCAAGTTCTCTTGTTCGTTTGAGGAGAAAAGGAATTAGAACTCTGATCTGATCTTGGAGGAGACTGGAAGTTCTCGCGTTGGACTGGAGCGTCAATACCCAAAGTCTTAAATAAGACCGTTGGATGTTTACGAGCCAGATCGTTAATGAAGTCTTCCGTTAGTCCGAGTGAGTCTATTTGTGTTTTTAAGGAAGCCTGGTAGTTCGTACCAAAGCGTTCCTGTAATTTGGCCCTTACGGCATTGAAGTTTTGTTCCTGCTTCCTGGTCAATTCATGTTCTTGAATTTTAGAAGACACGAGACTTTCAATTGCCTTCGAGTCATATTGAGGCTGAATATTTCCATCAGGCTTTTGGGTGTCAGCGGATGGTGTTGGTTGCTGAGTCTTTGATTCCAGTTGTCCGATCAATTCTTCAAGCTTCTGCCTTGCGACGCTTTCCTCGCGCAACTTGAGATAGTCTTCGCGTAGTTCGTCACGTCCGCGCTCAAGGTGTTTGATGTAAAGGTCTGATTCTGCTTTTCCTCTCGCAAGCTCCTCCGGGGATTTGAATTTCTTCCCTTCTCCGACTAGTTCTTGCAAGTAGTTTTTGTTGGTGTCGATTGTCTCGTTATCACCGCTATTTTGGTCTAATAGATTATCATTCATTTGTTATATCTTTCTGTTGGTCCAGATCAATTAATCGTCTTATCCACATAAGAGCAGCTGCATATCCGAAGAAGTAAGCTGTCTTATATTGCCAGTTAGGAGTATCGAAGGATTTATGATCCTGTTCAGTAAAATCTAGGCCGGTCTTCTCTTCGTCTATTAGGGTCCTTAGACGATTCAGAACTCGTTTAGAGCCTAGGATGCTACTTTCAAATGATACCTTCTCTTCTGGGTCTTTTATGTTTTTAGTCCATATCGAATACATTAGGGTCCTTGCATCGGTGGGGGTGGTGTGCCGGAGCCAGGCATTACGTCAAAGTCTTCTCCAATACCGGTGGCTGTAGTATTTTCAGCCATAACCTGTTGCTGGAGAACTTGAACTTGCTTCTGGGCATCGGCTTGTTCGTATAGGGCAACATAGGGAGAGACCACTTCGTAGTCCTCCAAGTTAAATATATCTTCTACAATCTTAGCCAATCTGATGCCGGAGAAGTGTGGGGCAACTGTAGGCCATAGTTGAGAACCAGTAAGGTTGGTTAGGTTCTGTACTAGTTGGGCTTGCTCCGCAAAATGTCTTGCCGCAATTGGTTTAATTCTACCAATTCCTGTGATGTCTTCGACGGTGAGGGCTTGGAAGGATGCAGTTTTGAATTCGTCATCGAATACTTTGATAACCGTAGAGCCAGTAAGGTTGCGTCGGGCAAGCTCCAGTTCTGCATTAAGAAGGGGTTCAACTTTCTGTTCCTCAAATTGTTTGATCTTATTCTGGAAGACACGGGCGGCAGCATTCTCGAGGCTCTGCACTTCATACTTGGTCTTTTCACCAGGAGTACGGAACCCCATCGCTTCACGAGGCGCGCCGGCCATCTCTTCCATAAGCTGTTCAAGCCGTTGGATCTGCATGTCTGCAGTCATAATGTTTACGTCTGGCTGAACTAGATCAACGTCCCCTTCTTCAGAGACAAAGATCTTCTCACCAGGTTGCCAGGTATAGTCTTCAACGAAGCCCTTAACCTTTTGAACAGGATAAGTAGTTAGATCGAAGATATCGGCTTTCATGTTCTCGATGTGGTCCATGCGATACTGCATACCCACGAGATTATCTAGTGGACCCATTCCCCACAAGTTGTCCTGCTTACGCCTCCATGGAACATGGAAGATTGGAGGATAACCGAAGTAGCTGGGGTTGGGCTTCTTTCCAATAAGCTTGTGTCGATCCACGACTGTGATGACGTGGTTCTTAAGGAAGGTGTCATGCTCGGGATCGTATAAGTCACCATAGAATGTTAGTATTTCTACTGTGTCAGATTGGAGATAAGCCCTAAAAGAAGTGAAACCGTCAATGCGATAAAGATTATCTCTTTGAAGCCAATCACCCTGAAAGTTCTGTGCATGTGAACGTACATCCTTTAGGTAACGATATAGCTCTTCATATTCTTCTCGGTTCTCATCGTTGGACAGCTTCTCTAGCATACCCTTGAGTTCACCGAGGTTAACCAAGGATTTGATGATCTTAGGCGAGGACCTGAAGTTCTCAGCCGTTGGGTTCATTACTATGTCTAGAGGATTAATACGTCGTATAGATGGACCGATATATCCAGTCTGGGTTCTGCCATCTTTTGTCTGTACTCTCTCGTCAGTCCATTCTACTGTCGAGAAGCAATTCCCGTAGTCGATGTAGTCGAGGACGATCTTTTCCATCTCTTCCTTGAAAGATGGCTGAGTAATTGCCCAAGACATATAATTAGTAATAGCGTCACGCTTTTTGGTAGAATTTGAATCTTTTTCATTGGCTTCCCAGACTAACCATTTCCGTTGAGGAAAAAGAGTAGCCATATAGTTAGCATACAGATTATCCCTAATTTGACAGAGTTTGGGAACAGTTGTCTTGTTCTTCCATGGTAGGCTGGAATTAGTAGTTGAAGTAGTGTCCGTGGCGTATACATATCTGCGTATCTCCTCCCAGTCATTCTTCTTCAGCTGCCTCATAGTATCCCACTCACACCACTTCTCAGTGATACGTGTGGCTAGTGCATCCGGCTGGAGTACATCAGATAACTCTAATACCTTACTTGTCATTTAGTGCGCTTTTTCTTTGTGCCCAATAACAGTTTGGTTGAGCATTGTCTTTAATAACAATGAATTTTTCTTTGAACTTAATTTCTTTTTCTTCCGCAGCCTTAGCTGCTTCTTCTTTTGTTGAATACCAGCTCATGCTACACCGCCGAACTTCCCGTGATATTGATATGCACTTGTGTTTTCCTTTTGAATATGGAATAGGTCAACTGGAGCTACAGCAAAGTCTATGGCTGAAGCTAGGGCATCTTTGATGTCGTCGTGCGCAGGATTGGTGAAGATTAATTCTTCTTCAAGCGACTGACAGTTACCGCCCATGTAATGCCAGATTTGATGGTTAGCGTACCTAGGTTCTAGAGTAGCCAT